CAGCAACAATATCTGCTCAAGCAGCTTTGATCTATAATAGATCATCAAGTGCTACAAACGCAGCTATTTGTGTTCTTGATTTCGGAAGTGTAAAGACATCAACAAACGGTACATTCACAATCGCATTCCCAACTAATGATGCTTCAAGTGCTATATTAAGATTATCTTAATCTAGAGGAGCATTACCATGGCAGATGCTTGGGGTGAAAATAATTGGGGCGAAGGCGCATGGGGCCAACAAAGCTCGATCACAGTATCTGTTACTGGGTTATCGACCACAACAGCTATAGGAACTGAGTCTGTTGTTGCAGATGCCTTAGTTGCTGTTGCGGGTCTATCAGTTACAAGCGCTTTAGGCACTGCGGCAGGTGAACCTGAACACGTTATTTCTGTAACACCTGTTACATTTGAAACACAACTCTCTGGAGCATTAGCAATTGAAGAAGGCGCAGGTGTCGTTCTCGGAAGTTTATCCACATCATTTGGTTTAGGCACGGAAGTAGCAGACGGAACTGTTGATGCGGGTTGGGGAAGAGGATCATGGGGATCTTTCGCATGGAATGAGAATATAGAATTTATTACTAACGTCACAAGTGTGACGATGTCCACGGACTTAGGCACTCCTACAGTTGAAGTAGGTTCAGGTGTCATAGTTTCTGTAACAGGCTTAGAGATGACAAGCGCTCTAGGTGATACGACTGAAACAGGAACATCTCTTGTTACTTTAGATAGTCAATTAGTAAGTGTAGCTTTATCAGGAGCGACTGTTTCTGGTGAAGGAAGTGTTGCAGTTATTGCACCTTCAGATCAATTAGACTTTGCTATTGGAACTCCTGTAATTGAAATATTTACACAAGTAGATCCTACAGCAGTCACTATGACTTCTGCTCTTGGAACTTCTACTGTAGAGGCAGATGCTCTTGTACAACCTACAGGGGTTGCAATGACCTCTGCTTTAGGTACGGAAACAGTAGAGGTAGGAACTGGTGTAATTGTAAGTGTTTCCACAGTTGCCATGAGTTTTGCTGCAGGAACAGCAACAGCTACAGGTGGAGCTATTGTTAACGTAACAGGACTTGACTTATCGATAGTCACAGGAAATCCGTTTGCCACACCTTGGGCAAATGTAGTAACAGGTGCAAGTAATACTTGGACAGGGGTAGACGCAGCATAAAAAGTGTTGCTTGAATAACAAAAAAAGATATATTTTAGAGAGGTTTAAACATGGCAAGTACATATACAAGTAGATTCAAATTAGAAAAGATGGAAACAGGGGCTAACGCCAATACCTGGGGTACAAATACCAATAATAATTTGGATGTTTTAGATGCCTTTGGTGGTGGTTATTTAGCTAAATCTGTTGCAGGTTCTGCTAATATTACTCTTTCAACTGCGGATGCAGATCCAACCGCTGAATCAGCGAATAAAGTAATTGAACTCACAGGAGCCTTAACGGGAGATATCGTAGTATTTATTCCTGCCGTTGAAAGCGATTATGTTTTCTTTAACAATACATCAGGTTCTCAAACTCTTACCATAGCTGCAACAGGACATACAGCAAATGGTTTTGTTATAACACAAGGAGCATACTCACATGTTTATTGTGAGGGTACAGCTAATTTTAAAATTTATAATGCAGTTGATAAATTAGGAACAACAGCTTTTAAAGGTGTTGCAACTTTTGATGCAGGAGCCACAGTTGCTTCTGGTCAAAATTTAACTGCAGGTGGTGGTAACATCACACTTAGAAGTAATGGACAAGTTCAGGCTACTTTATTTACAGGTAGTGGTGCTGGTTTAACAGGAGTTGAACCTTTTGCTTCAGGAACTAAAATGGTTTTCTATCAAGCCTCAGCTCCAACAGGTTGGACACAAGATACTGCTACTGCATTAAGTGATGCTGCTTTTCGTGTGACTACAGGTTCAGGTGCAGGCACAGGTGGTAGTGATACTTTTCAAACAACTTTTACTGGTTCAAAAGCCACAGAACAGAAAAATTTACCTGTTTCAGGATCAGTAAGTGGCACAGTTGGTAATACAACTTTATCAACTCCTCAAATTGCTGCTCACGATCACGGTATTGGTAGAAATGCTCAAAATAATCCTCCAGCCCAGATGGTAAATCTTCAAGTTATGAATAATCCAGCTGCTTTTAATTTTAGAACAACCTCTGAAGGTGGTGGTGGTAATCATACTCACCCTTTTAGTGGCAACCTTTCATCTGCAAATGCTCCAAATGCACAGTTTTCTATTCCCGCTATGGACATAAAATACGCAAACGTAATTGTAGCAGCTAAAGACTAGTGCCTATATTTGACCCTGACGGTAAATGTCCTCTTTTAAATAAGAAATGTATTAAACATCAATGTGTTTGGTATAATATGCTTCAAGGTAAGAATCCTCAAACAGGACTTGATGTACAAGAATGGGGATGTTCCATAGCATGGATTCCTTTGCTTTTAATCGAAAATTCACAACAAATAATGGGTACAAAAGCTGCTACCGAATCCTTTAGAAATGAAATGGTTCAGTCAAATAATATAATGACAAAGGTTTTAGCTCAAAGTGGTAATGCTAAAAAAGCCATGGAAACTGCCTCCTCTATATTTGAAGTAATTGGTAATCATCAAAAAGCCATGGAAACTAAAGATGAAAGTTTGGAAGAGGAAACCATTAGACAATTAAGCAATAATAAGGTAAAAGTAAGTGATAAACCTAAAAAATTAAAAAATAAAAAGGTAGTAAAAAATGTCAATAAAAATAAATAATACAACAGTTACATCACAGCTTACTATTATTTTTGATAGTGCACCTAATCTCGATAAGAAAAATCAACCAAATGATGGTCCTGCTTTGGGATCAGGTAATACAGAATCCGATGTTATTATTGATGGCACAACTTTTTTTAATATACGATCTCACACTGAGATTCCGACAGAAGTTCATGCTCTTCAATGTAGAAAAGTAGGTAGTGATTGGTCTTTTGAATTACAGTATACAGATACAAGAGAGAATCTTACTTACGAATCACAATCAGATTTACCTCAATGGGTTACTAATATGGTTAAGAGAACAGAGGCTGAAAAAGAATGGATGGATACATACACTGCCACCATAGTTTCACAACAAACATCTTGGACAAATGCGGGTAAGGATATTGAAGATTTTGTTGAAGATGAAACAGCAGCAGTTACGGCTGCCGATTCTGCTAGAGTTACTTATTTATCAAATAATGGTATTACCTACTAAGGTGTTTTTTTAAATTTCAATGAACCAATACGTAGTAGAAGTACGTAAATTAATTCCCACGTCTATTTGTCAAAGAATTATTCGAGTTTTTGATAACAATTATTTTGATGCTCAAGTATCAAATGCTGACAAAAGTTCAACTAACAAATCAATTAGAAACTGTCAAACAACAAACATTCATGGACGAAATCATACTTTCGGTGAATTAATTTTATATAACTACTTAAATAGAAAACTCTTTGAAGTCATTGAGGCTTATAATAAGAAGCATGAAGATTTACACGTTTCAAAATTATCGCAATTAGATTTACTTAAATACGAAGCAAATGAACATCTCGCAGGATATAAATGGCACACTGACTTTGGTACTTCGTCAACTCAACGAGCACTTTCAATATCAATAGCCTTAAATAATGAATATGAGGGTGGAGAATTTAATATAAAATTAAATGGTTCTGAAAACAATTTGTTTGAACCAAATGTTGGTGATGCTTTAGTTTTTCCATCCAGTTTTATGTTTCCTCATCAAGTTAATAAAGTTACAAAAGGAACACGTTACGCTTTGATAGCGTGGGTATATTAATGGAACCAATACATATTAAGAATTTCCTACCTAAGCAAGTTTCAACAATACTTTATCAATATTGTTTAATGAAATTTTCAAGACCTGAATGGAGACCACAGGTCATTAATAGAATAGATAAACAAACTGATTGTTTAGCTTGGGTTAAAGATGATGATTTAATGCAAACTATTCTAGATTTATCCACACCCGTTGTAGAGCAAAACGTAAATAAAAAACTTTATCCTACATATTCTTATTTAAGGGTTTATGAGAAAGGAACTGATCTTAGGCCACACACAGATAGAGAAGCTTGTGAATATACTGTAGCTTTATGTATAGGAAGCTCGCCTAATGATGAACCTTATAATTTGTTCATGGGTAGTTTAGACGAGAGTCAAGATTATCAGTATCTTGATATGGGTAATATTATGCATAAATTCAAAATTGAACACAAAATACCAGTATCGGTTAATGATGCTGTTATATTTCAAGGTATTGATAAATTACATTGGAGAGAAAAATGTAATCATGATCACTATATAACTGTTTTTTTACATTACGTGGATCAAGAAGGAAAATACGCAGATCAAAAATTTGATGGTAATAACGGACTGTGATCGCAAAACAAATATTATTTAGTTCAAGGTTTTCTGAAGAATTACCACATCCAAAACCAGCATTACATCATATACCGAGCGCTTACAAAAATATGCAATCTTTTTATGAAAAAAATTTAAACAGAGAAACAGTAAAAAAATGTGTTCCTTTTCTGGACGCTTTGACTTGTGGATACATAATACCTTTTGCATCAGATATTCAATTTGTATATGAAGATGGTCAAGCTAAATTTTTCTTACCTGAGAATGTACACCCTGATCACACAGCTCAAATAGGTATAGAATGTCATTCTCCCAAACAAGTAGATGACGAATTAAGATATAATAGACGGACTGTTGATGCTGTTTTTAAATTTATAAATCACTGGAATATCAAAACACCACCTGGATATAGTTGTATTTTTACTCAACCTTTTAACAGAAATTTACCTTTTCAAGTTATTGATGGTATCGTTGATACTGATTCTTATCATTTTCAAACTCATTTTCCTTTTTATTGGACTCAAGATTCAAGCAAAACACATATTTTAAAAAAAGGTGATCCTATGATATTACTAATACCTTTTAAAAGGGATGATTGGAAAATGAAAGTGGCTTTAAATAAAGAAAGTTATGCTGATGAATCTAAAAGAAAATTAAAATTTTTTAATGTGTTAATAGATAAATATAAAAAATTCTCTTGGAAAAAAAAATCATATAAATAATGGAATTAGTCAAATTATCAAATATAACTTCAATAAAATCTACGGTTGATGATTTAATAGAAAAGTATCCACAAAATAAAATAGATTCAAAAAAAGACTTTATATCAACATCACAACATGGGGATCAATATATTTTATCTCAATTTTTAAACAATGAATTAGAAAAAATATCTGATGATATAAAGTCTATTATAGAGAACAAATATAACTGTAAACTTAAAGTTGGAAGCTGTTGGGCTGTTTATGGACATGAATGGTGTTGGCACGATGCACATCAACATAGTAATATTTCAAATGGTATTTCATCAGTTATATATTTAACAAATCCAATACAAACTGAACAAGAAAAAATTGATCGAAGAGGTTGCTTTTATTGGTTTGAGTTTGACATTTTTCAAAAACTTGATCTTAAAGTATACCATCCAACAGAAGGAGATGTTTTATTTTTTCCCAATACTATTTTTCATGGAACTTTCCCACAATCAAAAGGTTTGCGACAAACTTTAAATATAGATTTTGATTTAATATGAGAAAAGAACATTGGGATAAAAAAGAAAAGTTTTTAGATTATGCTCAAGAAGGTATAGAAAAAAATAAATTTATGAGAACTGCATTTATTAATAATGACAATACTTTAAGACATTGGATTACAGAAATTTTTATATATGCCTATAATTTAGGAATACAAGATTGTTTGTTAGAAACTCAAGAGTGTGGAGAAACACTTAATAAAAGATTAAGAAAAAATAAAAATTATATTGACTTGTTAATATATAAAAAAGAGAAGAAATACTTTGAGTGATTTGAATATTTTACAACACGAAATTTTACCTAGTTTTATATTTACATGTAAATTGGACGAAGAACGTTGTGATGCAATTAATGAATTGGTAGAAAAAGAACACTCTTCTTGGGCAAAAGGATTAAATAATATAAGTGCAAAAACAACTGGTTGGAATGGAATTAGATATCCCATTTTAGAAGATCTAGCAGTTTTCACGCAACAAAAAATATTACCTCATGTCGGACAAAAACTTCACTGGGATTATTATAATAGATTTACATGCAGGGAAGTATGGATTAATTATTATCAAGCAGGTGATGATGGAAGAGCACATAATCACGTATACACAGATATTTCTGTTGTTTTAATTACAAAACCAGGTAATGGAAATTTAATTTTTAATTCTTTGCAAGATATTTATTCTCTTGCTAGGCCCTTTGAAAAGAAAAGAGACTTCGTAGTAAATGACATAAAAGGTCAATTAATAATATTTCCCGGATGGCTATATCACAGCGTCGCTAAGTGTGTAAATGAACGTATAACTGTAGCTATGAATTTTACTAATGAATTTTGCAAGGAGTGATAATTGCCTATCAATGCAAAGAATGTTCAATCAAATAAATAAAGACATACATTATAAAGACGATTATCTAAATGAAGATTTTTTAAATAATCTTTTAAATAAAATAAATACTTATGGCAAATGGAAAAAACAAGCAAGCGTGGCTGATGGTAATTTTTTTTGGGCAATGAATATTAGTGATATAGATGAGTTTAAAAACGAATGCACAGTCTTAAAAAATAATATTACAGATAAAGTTTTAAGAATATATATCAACGGACAATCTTACACACAACATGGTGATTTTCACCAAGATGAGGGCGAAACAACTTACTTAATAGGATTGAATACAAATTGGAACCCTACAAGAGGAGGTGCTACTGAATTTTTGGGTCAAGAAAGCACAAGTATTTTAATTTACCCTATTTACAATAGGTGCATAAAATTTAATGCTCAAATACCTCATAGAGCCTTACCAAACAATTTTAGAGAAGATTTTAGAATGACTTTAGCTATAAAAAGCATAAATTATAAGGAGTAACAAATGATTAAACCAGAAGAAATTAAAGATCAAAACTTTAAAATATTTTTAGGAATGCCAATGTATGGTGGCATGCTTACTGAATCGACCTTACATGGCTTGTTGGAGTTACAGTCTTGGACTCAAGCTAATAATGTTGCAATGAGAATACAAACAATGGGTAATGAAAGTTTAATTACTCGTGCTAGAAATACCATAGTTTCTATGATGATGGATCAACAAGATTTTGTTGCTACACATCTTTTATTTATAGATGCTGACATAGGTTTCACTTGGCAAAATATTCAAAGATTACTTTGTGCAGATAAAGATGTAGCTTGTGGAATTTACCCTAGAAAACATTTATATCTTGAAAAGATTAAAGACATTTTAAAAGAAAATCCAAATGCTACTCCTGATGATATTGAAGCTAGAGCCTTAGGCTATAATGTAAACTTTGATGACCCTCTAAATTTAAAAGGTGAGGGAGGTTTTTTTCCTGTGCAAGAAGCAGCCACAGGTATGATGCTTGTAAAAAGAAAAGTATTTAGAACTATGATGAAGAAGTTTCCTGAAAGAAAATATGAGTCTGATCAAATTGTTAATGGTGGATCTTATAAGTCTGATAACTGTTATGACTTGTTTGCTGTTGGACCTTACAAAACTAAGACTAAAGAAGGTCAACCACAAATGAGATATTTATCTGAAGATTACTACTTCTCTCGTCTATGGCAAGAGTGTGGTGGTGAAATTTGGGCTGACTTAGCTATGCCTTTAACTCACTTTGGTAACAGAGCATTTAAAGGTCATGTTGGGTCTTTAGTTGCTAAAAAAGACTAATTTATATATATTGGCGTCATGCCATTAGTAAATTTTAGACCAGCACCAGGTATCAATAAAGAAGTCACCGACTACACAGGCGAAGGCAAGTGGACAGATGGTGATAATGTACGTTTTTTTCAAGGATTGCCACAAAAGATCAAAGGATGGGAGAAGTTTATCTCCACAACCTTGGTGGGTGTTGCTCGTGATCAACATGCTTGGGTAGCATTAGATGGTACGAGATACAATGCTATCGGCACTGATAGAAAGCTTTATGTTATAGAAGAAGGACTAGCTTATGACATTACCCCTATTAGAGAAACACAAGCTTTAACTAATCCCTTTACTACAAATGCAACCACATCCGTTGTTGTAACGGATACAGCTCATGGTGCACAAAAAGGAGATTTTGTAACCTTTGATTCCTTCTCAGCTATTGATGGTTTAGATATGAATAAAGAATTTGAAGTTACATCAGTAGCTAATAACAATGCTTATGTTGTAACAACAACCGCTGCTGCTTCAGGATCAACAGCAAGTGGTGGTGGATCAGGCAATGCTAAATATCAAATATCAATTGGACCTGAGATATCTACTTCAGCTTTTGGTTGGGGCACTGACTCATGGGGTTCTAGTACATGGGGCACTCCTTCTACTACTTCAAATGTTACTTTGGAAGCGAGACAATGGTCGCTAGATAATTTTGGTGAGGATTTAATTGCAACAGTTTTAAATGGTGGTGCTTTCAGGTGGGACACATCAACAGGGGTAAGCACAAGAGCCACTGCTATATCAGGTGCACCAACCGCATCGAGAATAAGTTTAGTTTCTACTCCCGATAGACATTTACTTTTTATGGGAACAGAAGCGACAATTGGAACTATAGGTTCGCAAGATGATTTACTAATAAGATTTTCGGATCAAGAGGATATTACCACGTATCAACCTACAGCAGAAAATACTGCTGGCTCATTAAGAATTGCTGACGGATCACGGATCGTGGCAGCAGAGCGATCAAGAGGTCAAATACTTGTATGGACAGATACATCATTACACTCAATGCAATTTATTGGTCCTCCTTTTACTTTTGGTTTAAGACAATTAGGTCAAAACTGTGGAATCATTGGTAGCCACGCAGGACTTGATTTGAATGGTGTTGCCTATTGGATGTCGCAAGATTCTTTTTATCTCTTTGATGGTACAGTCAAAAAACTACCGTGTACCGTGGAACAGTTTGTTTTTGACAATATTAATATAACAGGATCTGAAAATGCTTTCGTAGGTCACAACGGTGAGTACAATGAAGTATTATGGTTTTACCCAAGAACAGGATCTGACACAATTAATGCAGTAGTGGCTTATAACTATTTAGAGCAAACCTGGTGGACAGGAACACTAGATAGAACAACTTGGATTGATAGAGAAGTTTATGATAATCCTGTAGCCTCGGATTACTTACCAACGACCACGGCCAACAATGAAGTTATCTCTGGTTTAACTGATGGTGCCACTCAAATGTTTTTACATGAGACAGGAAATAATGCAGACGGTGAAGCCATGACTGCTTTTGTGAAATCAGGATCTGTAGAAATAGGTGAAGGTAATGATATTCTTTTTGTACAAAAACTTATACCTGATATTCAAAATCAAGAAGGTACTTTAAATATGAAATTAGAATTTAAATATTATCCAAATAATACAACGAGTACTATCAAGACAGCGACCTTTACTGATACCACAGAGTTTGTAAGCTTACGAGGAAGAGGTAGAGAATTTACAGTCAATGTTGTCTCTAATACAACAGGCACCGCTTGGAGACTAGGCACCCAACGTTTTGACATACAACCTGATGGTAGAAGATAATGGCAAAATTAATATTACAAAGATTTCCTGATCCTAGACCTGAGTATGATGCTCAACAGTCTGCTGAACTAATTCGACAATTAGAGGAAATGATACAACAATTGAACACTCAATATACACAAGACACTCAAGAGGAGTCCACAAGAAG